TTTGGTCGCTGCAATCGGTGCAGTGGCATCCCAAATGTTTATGTAAGGAATAAAACAATGGATAAAGAAGACATTCAAAAGGTTTGGGCTGCCTATCAAAAAGTCCAGGAAGCAGCAAAGAAAAAGAAGCTAGATCCAGTTGGTAAAGCAGATGCTGATATCGACAATGATGGTGATGTTGATTCTTCTGACGAATATCTACACAAGCGCCGTAAAGCAATCGGCAAAGCGATGAAGAAAGAAGAAGTTGATCTCGGTGAAGAAATCCATCGCGATGTAATTAAAGCTTATAAGAATTCTAGAGATGCTGAGCATAAGGATGGAGAGTACGGTACGACTGCTACTAAGAGAGCTGTTACAAGAACCGCGAATACTTTATCTAAAAAAATTAATCAGCATCACCCAGATCTCGATATGCAAGGTAAGATTAAACTTCGTACACAATTACAAAATATGAAAGAAAAAGTAGAGCAAGATCCAAATAAAGCGAATAAAGAAATGATGAAGGATAAATTCACTGCTTCTGATAAAAAGATAGTTGACGGTCACGGTGGTATCGATCCGAAGACACCTGAAGTTGATGGTATGAAAGCTGCTGATCAAACTGCAGCTTCAATTAAAGCTTCTGAGCCTGGTGAAACTCACAAGAACCGTGAAGCAGATAAGACACAGGGTGATAAAGCAATTATCCAATCACCAACAAGCGTGAAAGAAGCAAAGACCTTTGTCGAGCTTATGAAAGCTTTTATGGAAAAGTAAAACCATAACAATGCTTGAAAAATTAGATGATGAGAATTTCCTTTTCTTCGCTGCATCGAAATATTATAATCCTCGATGCAGCGAGGTAGAGGATTTTTATGAGGACTTGAATAGAATCAAATATATAAAAAGATTAATCAATCGGTATATTGAAACTGATAGATTATCTGAACGGTTATTATTAAATCATATTATTGTATTTTGTAATTCATTTACCATACCAGGCGCTATAAAAATGTTTGAATTTAAGGTTGATTCCCAATCTTGGCAGGTGTTAAAACCTTTTTTAATTTATCTAAAGTATATTGAAGAGAGCGCTTTTCCGGAAATTGAATCCGATCTAAAAGCAGTAGAACTTTTAAGGAAAATATAATGCTATTCGAAAATCAAATTGGTGATACCATTTATACCTTCCGACTAATTAAACTATTAGCTCGGGATTGGGAAGATTTTGAGGCTTATAAGCTTGGCATTATTGACGACAAAGGTAAAAGAATTAAATCAGTAAAGCTTGATACTACGAAGAAAAGAGAAGCTTATACCCCTTTTATTCGAATTGCTATAAATCTAAAAAGAATATTACAAAGAGTAACTGGCGTTAATAATAGATTAAATTCCGTTGCAGCAGCTCTTTTTCTTATAAAAGAAAAATTTAAACTCAGTGATAAATCCTTAAATAAAATTTTAAAAGAACAAGGTCTAGACCCGTTAGATCTTTTAGTAGAAAATAGTGAATGGTTTATTGTAGATGATAAAAGAATTTCTCCTGGCATCTATAAAATAAAAAGTTCTAAGGTGTTAAATGTCACTATCGAACAGATGGTAAATAGCGAGGATAGGATTCGAATCCCGCTCGATTGTTATCCGGTAGGAGAGGTTTTTGGTGTAGACATATATGAAGCAATACATCTTAGAACCAATCAGAAAATTTACATAACGTCTTCGGAGATCTATAAATGAGCCAATGGATGAGCCAATGGATGTCTAAATTAACCGAAAAGAAAAAGAAAGAGCTGAAAGGTACTGATAAGTGGTATCCAGATCAGCCTGAATGGGGAACACCAGAGGCTACCAAGAAAGCTCGAGATATGACACCAGGACAAGAAAAGATGGATGTAGCAGAAGAAATGACGGCCGCCGATGCCGGTATTCCTCAAGATACTAAAAACATGGGTCCGAGACTAAAGACTATAAATGTAACAGACCGCCGTCTTAAGAAGGATAAACATCCAGTAATGCTGAAGCGGTTCAGAAAATATATAGAAGATCAAAATGGTTAGGATATACATCTTCATTGCTATAGTAATGCTTACGAGCTCACTTCTCGGTGGTGCATACTATTACTATCAAGATACACAAAACAAGCTTAAGATCTATGCTGAGAATGAAGCTAAGTTCTCTCTTGCGATAGAACAGCAAGAGCAAGCAATGGCTGCTATGCAAGAAGATCTTCAAAAAGCAAATGAAGAGATTCGCAAAACGAATGAACAGTTTGCTGAGATTCGTAGGCAGAACAATCGTCTACAAAGTAAACTTGCAGACATGGATTTAGGATTGATTGCTGTCGAGAAACCAGACAGCATTGAAAGAGCAATCAATCGTGGTACTGTGAATGCACTACGTTGTTTTGAATTGCTTGCAGGTGCAGAATTAACAGAGGAAGAAAAGAATGCAGAAGACGGTGAATCTTTTAATAAAGAGTGTCCTTGGCTTTGGACTGGTCCTGACACTGTCAGCGTGTCAGACGAATAGTACGCCGAGAGAAATCTCTGTTACATCTAAACCAGCAAACAGAGCAGATCTTCAACTTCCACAGGTTGATGAGATCTTTATGCGGCCAGTCGAATGGACAGTTATTACAGAAGAGAACATGGATGCAAAGTTTGAAGAGTGGAACACACTTGGCAAACCGTTTGCTCTCTTTGTGCTTTCCGGGGAAGGTTATGAAAATCTTGGCCTGAATATTAGTGACATTCGTGCACTACTTCAGCAGCAACAACAGATCATAGCTGCTTACGAAAGCTATTACAAGTCGGATGACGATTCTGTTACATCAGAAGAATAATTAGCATATATGCTAAATATTTTTCAAAATGTACTGCATATAGCTGTTTACAAACTTCTAGTTTCAATATATAATACTATCATAAAAGAAATAGTTTAAACTAGGCTTAAGTGTCGTGCACTTGAGATGTACGTCCTTTGTCGAAAATTCGTGGAGAAAAACATAGATGCTATTCGAAGAACAGATTTCTAGAAAACCAGACCTTTACCCTTGGACAAAGGAGTTCATAGACTCAATTTGGAGCGGATTTTGGACTCCAGAGGAATTTAACTTTTCTTCGGATTACTCACAATTTAAAACGGAAATGACAGATCAAGAGCGTCAGGTTCTTGTACGTGCACTGTCTGCTATTGGTCAGATTGAAGTTGCTGTGAAAACTTTCTGGGCAAACCTTGGTGATAACCTACCGCATCCTTCTATTCGTGACCTTGGTTATGCTATGGCTAACTCTGAAGTCATTCATAATATGGCATATGAAAAGCTTCTTGATGTTCTCGGTCTACAGCACGTCTTCGAAGAGAACCTAAAGAACCCGGTTATTGCAGGTCGCGTAGATTATCTTCGTAAGTATCTTAAAAAAGTTTATAAAGATGATCGTAAGCAGTACATCTATGCAATTACATTGTTTACTCTTTTTGTTGAAAACGTTTCGTTGTTTTCGCAGTTCTATATCATTCTCCACATGAATAAGAATAAAGCGATTCTGAAAGACACCGCACAACAAGTTAAATACACCCGTAATGAAGAGATGCTACATGCACAGTGTGGTATTAAGCTTATTAACATTATGCGTCAAGAGTATTCTGAACTCTTTGATGCAGAGTTTGAATCACGTATCAATGAAGAGATTGTTGATGCGATTAAGCACGAATCCGAAGTAATTCGTTGGATCATGGGCGACTATGAAGAGCGTGGTCTTTCCAGCGACATTCTAATTGAATTTATTAAAAAGCGTATGGTAGAGTCCCTTGATCAGATCGGATTCGCCCATGATATCCGCTATGATGAAAATCTAGTAAAAGAAACAACCTGGTTTGAAGAAGGCCTTTATGGTTCAAACATGGTTGACTTTTTCCAAAGCCGCCCAGTCGATTACGCCCGTGGGCAAGGCATTTCTGCCGATGATTTATTTTAATGGAGAACAATATGAGTTTTGAATGGCTAAATGAAGAATCACGTCTATTTCTTTCCCGCGGGTACCTACGCGAGGGCGTGAGCGCGGAAGACCGCATCCGCGAGATTGCTGATGCGGCAGAAAAGGTATTACACATCCAAGGGTTTGCGGATAAGTTCTATGACTATATGAGTCGTGGATTCTATAGCTTGTCTTCTCCCGTCTGGTCAAACTTCGGTGTTGACCGTGGACTACCTATTTCTTGTAATGGGGTATATGTCGGGGATAGCATTGAGCAGATCCTTCAAAAGCAAGCCGAGGTAGGTGTACAGACCAAACTTGGTGCTGGTACGTCTGGTTACTTTGGTGATATTCGGCCTCGTGGCTCTAAAATTAAAACAGGGGGGAAAGCTGATGGCCCTGTCCACTATCTTCGTCTTTATGATACTGCTACTGACGTCATCTCTCAGGGAAGTGTTCGTCGTGGAGCTTTTGCTGCTTATATTAATATCGATAACCATGACATTGATGAGTTCCTAGAAATCCGAGAACCTGGTAATCACATTCAGAACATTTCTCTTGGTGTCACTATTCCGGACGACTGGATGCAGTCTATGATTGACGGCGATCAGCACAAGCGTGAGACTTGGGCTAAGGTTCTACGTAAGCGGAAAGAGACTGGTTACCCATATCTATTCTTCTCTGACACTGTGAACAACAATAAGCCACAGGTTCTTAAAGATAAAAACATTCCAATTTATGCGTCTAACCTATGCTCAGAGATCGCATTACCGTCGTCAGACGACTGGACTTTTGTTTGTAACCTTTCCTCTATGAATCTTGTTACTTACGACGAGTGGAAGGATACGGACGCTGTAGAGACCATGATTTACTTCCTAGACGCTGTTATGGAAGAATATATTAAAAAGACCAAAGGTGTGAAGTTTATGGAAACCGCATATAACTTTGCTAAGATGTGGCGGGCACTTGGTCTGGGTCAACTTGGTTGGCACTCATATCTACAATCTAAATCTATTGCCTTCGAATCATTCGAAGCTCAAATGCTTGGTACTCAAATTAGTAAATTCATTTATGAACGAGCAATTCAGGCATCAGGCGAGCTTGCACGATTCCATGGCGAACCAGAAGGAATGAAAGGCTATGGTCTCCGTAACCTTACTGTTACCGCAATCGCTCCGACTACTTCATCGAGCTTTATCCTCGGGCAGGTTTCGCCTACTATTGAACCTCTTGCTTCCAATTATTTTGTCAAAGATTTGGCAAAAGGTTCGTTTACATATAAAAACCCGTATCTGGTAAAAGTATTAGAAGCTCATGGCAAAAATGATGATGACACCTGGCGTAATATTTTAATGCGCAAAGGATCTGTACAGCATTTAGAATTCCTTACACAGCACGAGCGTGAGGTATTCCGTACATTCTCTGAGATTAGTCCTATGACTATTATTCAGCAAAATGCGGGTCGTCAAAAGTTCGTCGATCAAGCCATTTCCCTTAACCTAATGATTCCGCCAGATGCACCAGCTAAAGATGTGAATGCTCTTATCATCGAAGGGTGGAAGCTCGGTGTCAAAACGTTCTACTATCAGCGTTCTTCGAACCCTGCACAAGAACTTGTTCGTGACATTATGACATGCGCATCCTGTGAGGCTTAAAATGAATAAAGAAGATATTACATGCCCGCACTGTGAAGCAGAATTCTACGTAGAATGTGAAGAAAATATAACATTCTGCGTAGTCTGCGGAGAAGAGATTGGATATGATGAGGAAGAATATCTAGACGATTATTGGTACGATGAAGAATGACATGGTACTATAAAGAAGAGGTGTTCGAACCTACAGAGGAAGAGTTAAAAGACTGGATTGCTTTCGTCTACATCATTACTGACAAATCAAACGGTAAGATGTATGTCGGAAAAAAGACATTTTGGTCAAAGAAGACTCTTCCTCCCCTGAAGGGAAAAACTCGAAAAAGAAGAAAGGTCGTAGAGTCGGATTGGCGTATCTATTACGGCTCAAGTGATCTTGTAAAGCAATTGCTGCTAGAACACGGGGAAGAAAACTTCCACCGTGAAATACTCCATTTCTGTAAGACAAAAGGCGAAGCTGGATACTTAGAAGCTAAGGAACAGTTCGATCGTAACGTGCTTCTTGATGATAGATTTTATAATGGAATCATTAACTGTAGGGTACACAGAAGCCACGTAAAAAATTTGAAAAAAAATGCATCGTAGGGGTTTACAAACGATTCGTAATAGCTTATATTAGTAGTATCAACTATGGAGATTATATCATGACTTACACTTTCGATATCGCGTGGAACTGGCCCGTCTATGAATTTCTTAAATTTCTCGACGAATACAATCTGAAACTCGAATCTTACATCGCGGATGGTCCCGGCGGTGGAAATCCAGAAATCACCGTTTCCGGATCCCTAGAAAACATCTCAAAAGTAAAAGAAATTTTCTAATGCGTAAGTATGGACCTCGTTACTATAAACCGGATAGTATTAACTTCGGGGGTCACTGGGCAGTAGGTACCGAGTGGGAAATCCCCGGAAGTAAAGACAACATATATACGGTAGAGTTCACTGAAAAGGGTTTTACCTGTGATTGCTGGGGTATGCGTATGCACGGTAAGTGTAAGCATACCTACGGCTTAACTGAAAAATGGATTAACTGATGATCTTAATCGACTATAGCGGTATTAGTATCGCACCTGTGGCCATGGGTCACGCTCATCATGGTGACGAGAATCTTATCCGTCACATGATTCTTAACTCAATTCGTATGTACCGCCAGAAATTCAAAAAGAAGTATGGCGAAGTTGTTATCGTAGCTGATGCTGGCGGGAACTGGCGAAAAGATGTTTATCCTGAATATAAGGGCAAGCGTAAGTCTACACGTGATGAATCTAAGATCGATTGGGATGAAGCTTTCCGTATTATCAACATGGTACTACAAGAGCTCAAGGATGAATTCCCGTATAAGGTTATTCACCAGTGGGGTTGTGAAGCTGATGATGCTATCGCGGAGTTAGTACATTATACCCAAGACTTCGGCAATTGGGAAGACGTTATGATCGTGTCTGCTGATAAAGACTTCCGTCAGCTTCAGGTCTTCGATAACGTTGCCCAGTATTCTCCTATGCTTAAAAAACTAATTAAGGAAGATCATCCTCGTAAGTATCTTCAAGAGCATATCCTTACTGGTGACACTGGTGACGGTGTACCTAATGTACTATCTGATGATGATACTTTTCTAGTAGAAGGTAAACGTCAGAACGTATTGTCGAAGAAGAAAAAAGAAACCCTGCTCGATGACCCGAAAGCTTTGGGTGAAGATGTGTATCGTAACTGGCACCGGAATCGACAAATGATCGACCTTGTTAATCCCTCAACCCCCGAAGAAACCCGTAAAGAAATTATAAATACCTTTGAAAGCCAGGAT